GGTAACTTGTGTTTTGTCCGTGTAAACCACTTTTGAAAATCCATCGTTAAACCCTTCCGATGTGTAAGTGTAACCCAATGTAGCCAAAACAACATTGGATGTCGCATACGCCGTGTATGTGGTTGTAACGCCTACTAAATACACCCCACGCACTTTAACGGCAACACGCATTGCCCCATTCCCTATATTTGGTTTGTATGTGCCGTTGATTAAATAATCCTCGGTCAACATTTGTTCTACCAATTTGTGAATGTCAATCCATCCACGCCCACTTCCATATTGGTCGGGTTTGCGGTTAATTGTCCAATTCGGTGAACCTGGCAATGTCGTTGTGCCACTCCATACATACACATCGCATTGATAATAGAATGAATCTGCGGTGTATAACGCATCGTAAAATTGGTAAATCAATGGGGATTTTGCCCCACATATCGCACTTGGTTGTTCGTTGAATGTCATCGTTTGAATCTTGCTTTTATGTCTTTGGCCATTGCCGTGGTTAATGCCTTATTGAATTGTGGTAATATCTCCTTTCGTGCCATTGTAACAAATGGGAATGGTTCAATACCAAAGTGTTTAATTTTTCTGTTCATCATGAATCGCATTGCGTTTTCATCGGCCTTGCCTTTGAATCGCCCCGTTCCCATATCCCGTGGTTGAATGCGTTTCATCTTTGTCCAATTACGCATCGATGCCAACGGAATGCCCTTGCCTGGCTTTCTTCCGTTCTGCACATAATCGGCGGTTTTGTTCATGGTAATGCCCATGTCCAACCCTTTGGGTGCGGGTTGAATAGAATTCACCAATTGACCAGATGCCACATAATTTCCACGGAATGTTTTTTTGGAAACGGAAATGGGTGTCCAACCTTCACCAACCTTTTTCCACTTGGCACGGATTGAAGTTCGTGGGCGTTTTACTTCCAACAAGGTACGACACGCAATCGCCCATTTGTTGGAATACTCCGCAACAACTTGTTCGCTATTTTTATACGCAATCGCCATCCGTAACCCATGGGTTAATTAACTCAATTCCAACTGTGATTTGGTAACCCGCCAATACTGAATCCAATGTTTCCACAAATGGTTGAAAAGTAATGGGGCGTATGTATTGGATTTGGTTAAAATAATCTTGTTCCGTTTTCCATAAGCCCTTTGAAAACCTTACATACAAATCTTGTAAAATGTTCGCATAGTTTTGATTCTCGGTGTATCCGTATTGGCTGTATTCGGTGATTAAATTTTCTTGTTCGTTTTCCGTTTTCAAGAAGTTCACCCGATCCGCCACCATGATATTCATTTGGATAGTTGCTACCTGGTCGGTCAATGCCACCGATTGAATTGAACAATGCATCAACGGGAATACCAAAAACGCCTTAAAATCAAATTCGGTTAATGTGCCGTGTGAATAGTTCCACCCCTCCAAATCGGCAATGTCTTTCATCACCTCAAATGCGGTTCCTATGTGATTATTGTTCATCGTTGTTTAATTGCTTTTTGTTCCATCTTCGCAATGTCGCTTTCGTAAGCGATCCACATACAAGCGGAGTGAATGGGTTTTGTATATACTTCTTCAAGGTTGAGGAAACTTCGGTTAGCAAGTCGGTAGACCATTCCAAACCATCCCCATTTTTCGGTAAGTCGTACTTCATCGACACTTCCCCCCTCCTCACCATCGCCAAATACTTCTGGGTAGAATTCAACAAGTCGATTCCTAAACTCCAAAAAAAAAGCAACGCACCAAACGCCGTGTTGCAATCCATGTCCTTGAAATCTGCGTTCAACTCCGCATTGTACGGGGCAATTTCATACCTTCCGTTTTGCCCTTCCTTTGTGATGGGGCGATACAAAACCGATAACACCTTCCAAATATCATTGGGGGTTTTTTGGTATGTTTCAATGTCGATAAATTCACCCGTTGACAATTCATCCATGTTTGGGATGAAGCCGTATTTGATGCCGTTCATTTTGAACCTGGGGGTGAACACAGGTTTTGATTCCAACATCTTGGAAATCTTAATCACACAATCTTTGAGAATGTCAAATGGGATGGCCTTCACCTCGCTCATGGTCAATTCACAAAAGATGGCAACCGATTCCAATTGTCTTTGTGTTTCATCCATATCGGCCTTCAATTCATTGTACGCCAACATTTGATGCAACTTGACATCCTTCAACTCCGTGGGTACAATGATGGTTTTTGTTTCAATCATATACCCATAAAACGCCAAAAATGGCGATTGTTTATACTAACCTTTCATGTAGGATGGTGTGAACCTGGGCGTGATACCTTTGCATCTCCTTATCGGTTACCAAAATATCCGTAAATTCCCGAACCGATGAAATGATTGTGGAATGGTCAAGGTGTGAAATGTTACCAATCTCCATGAAAGTCATGTTCAATCTTTTTCTGCAAATGTGGTTGAACATATGACGGGCATACATTGGTTTGCGTTTCCTTGACTTGGTGATGATTTGGTCGGGTGTCATGTCCATTACTTCACAAATAACCCGTAACACTTCACCCCATGTGGTGTAATTATTGTTGATGTCGGTTTTGGGTTGCACAATCTCCCGTTTCAACATTTTAATTTCACGATCGTGTTGCATCTTGTTTTCAACCACCAACAATCGCAGTCGTTTAATTTCTTGTTTCAGGTTGTGTATTTCTTGGTAATGGCTTGTCATATTGTTCTTTGAATTGCTTTGAATATCTCATACGCCACTTGTGGCACAATCGCGTTCCCGTATGCTTTTATTGATTCGTTTCTCCACTTTGAAAAGGTAATTCCGTCCAATTTGGTGGGAATCCCATCATCTCCCCCACAAATTGGGGATTGAGATGGGAACGCGTCCCAAGTAGGTGGTTTATTTCCGATCCCAAATCGTCCCCCTTCCAATTCTCCGTTCTCCAATGCATCCTTTCGTCCGATGTTCGCGGTGTCGGTAACATTCCCGATTCCACTATGTCCCTTAATTTCACCCCCCATCTCACACCTTCTTTGTTCGTCCGAAAATAACTTCCGTTTTCCATTTGAACATCGTTCACACACCCCCCTTCCACATCCGCAGTTCTTGGTGTTGGCAGTAAATGAGGCATCCTCTTTGGCACATCTCGTAGATTCGCAGGTTTGGTTCTGCCCTTCCTTGTTTCGCTCATCTCTTTGTCCCACGCTTTGTCCGTCTTTGGTTCCATGTAGTCCATTGTTGTAATTGTAGGCAACAAACCACACTCGGTCACGTCCGTGTGGGGCATTGACCGCCGCCGCAGGTATAACCACGGCCTGGACTTCGTACCCCTCAAACTCCAAGTCAGTATGCACCTCATCGAATACCAATCCCCCATTCCAATTAAGGAGTCCAAAAACATTTTCCCCCACGATGTACTTTGGTTTAATCTCCCGTATTGCTCTAAGCATTTCGGGCCATAAATGGCGTTCATCTTCCTTGCCTTTTCGTTTTCCTGCCATACTGTATGGTTGGCAGGGGAATCCTCCTGTGAGAATGTCAATTTTGTTTGCATATTTTGTAAAGTCGCTTTTTGTAATGTCGGTAAATGTTTCTGCGTTCGGCCAATAATGATGCAATACCTTTTGCCCAAATTCGTTCCACTCACAATGGAAAACATTTTCCCATCCCATCCATTCTGCGGCTAAATCAAAACCGCCAATTCCTGAAAATAAACTTCCGTGCTTCATTATTTGTCTTCACAAATATAACAATCCACACGAAATAAACAAAATAATCTTAACGAATATCGTACTTCCCGAAATTTGACTTGATTCCTAACATCATCATCTCCGCATACCTCCAACTGTCAATCCCGTGATCCGTTCCGATTGGTGTGTTCATGGTTCGCCCTTGGGCATCACTATCCCAACAATAGTTTCGTAGTTCCTTAATTAGGTTTGTGCTTGTGGATGTAACCAAATAGGATTGGGATTGCATGATTTGAATTCCGTAGTTGATTGAATCTTTGCCCTTGGTTACCCCCTTGATTCTTATTCCATACCTCCGTATCTCATCAATTGATTTTGGTTCGGCTGAATCCGCATAAACGGGTACATGGTTGGGCAATGCCCTTGCAATGTCCGAATTAAGCATTCCCGTGCGGTATGCGACTTCATCAACTATTCGTTGACCATTGTATTCATAAACGGCAACAATCGCCGTGGGGTCGTTTGTGTAACCGAAATCCACACCACAACCAACCAATCTTGCATCCTCTGGTATTTTGTCGATGGTTTGCCAATTTGAAAAGATAACCCCTTGTAGGTTTCCAATCTCACCAAGCCCATATACCCGCCACCAATTGGCCCAATAATTGGATGTTTCCGCCCTATCCCGTGCCTTTTCAATTTCGTTTACAATTGATTTGTCCAGGGCTTCATTGTCTTTGTAGGTTAGTACAATCATTTCCGCATCCGCATCGTTTACCAATTCACTATCCACCCAAAATTCCGCCACGGGGTTGTAATCCAAGTATATAAATTTACGGGTACGGATTGCCATTTGGTAGTATGATTCCCAATCAATGTTGTTGCAC